GCATATCCGTGTGATTTAACTCTCAATGTTGGTGCAGATTTTACTGCAAATTTTGAAGTTGTTAATACAGCAAATACTGGATACAATTTTGGAACAACAAATTCTGTTGGTATTGCAACAACAACTGGTTGGACAGGATCTTCTCAGATGACAAAAAGTGCTGCGATTGGATCAACAGCCTTTCCAAATGCAACATTTACAGTTGGATTTACAAGTGCGACAAGTGGTAAATTTAAAATATCTTTAGGGTCAACAGATACAAGATCATTAAAAGATGGAAGATATGTTTACGATGTTTTAGTTGGATCTGGTGCGACAGTGTATAGAATTATAGACGGAAACATCCTTGTAAGAGGTGGTGTATCTTCCGCACCCTAAATATTGATAGAGGTATAGTATAAATGGCTCAACCATCAAGTAGATCAACATTAATAGATTATTGCAAAAGGCAATTGGGTGCTCCATTGCTTGAGATTAATATTGCAGATGAACAAGTTTCTGATTTAGTAGATGATGCAATTCAATTTTTCCAAGAAAGACATTTTGATGGAGTTATACAAACATTTTTAAAGTACAAAGTAAGACAAGTAGATATTGATAGAGCAAGAGGAAGAGGTGCAGATGATCAAGTTGGTATCGTAACCACAACTACAAGTGCAACCATTGTTGGTGTATCAACTACTTTCACATTTGAAGAAGATAGTAATTATCTTGAGATGCCATCTTCAGTGATAGGTGTAAATAAACTATTTCATTTTGATGGTTCAAACACTGTCACTAATAATATGTTTAGTGTCAAGTATCAGTTGTTCTTGAATGATGTTGCTTTTAATCTTGGATATGCTGGTATTTTAAATTATGCAATGACAAAAAGATATCTTGAGGATATTAACTTTGCACTTACAACAGAAAAACAAATAAGATTTAATCAAAGACAAGATCGTCTATACATGGACATGGACTTTGCATCAATGACAGTTGATGATTTTCTTGTTATAGATTGTTTTAGAATTATTGATCCTGACGATCATACGGGTGTTTATAATGATTACTTCCTAAAAAGATATCTTACAGCTTTAATGAAAAGACAGTGGGGACAGAATTTAATTAAATTTCAGGGTGTCAAATTACCGGGTGGTGTTGAACTAAATGGTAGGCAGATATATGATGATGGACAAAGGGAATTGGATATTATAAGAGAGCAGATGTCGAATACTTATGAGTTACCACCACTCGATATGATAGGATAGTGATATGGTTCTCAATCCCTTTTTTCAACAAGGATCGACTAGCGAACAAAACTTAGTTCAATCTTTAATTAATGAACAACTTCAAATGTATGGAGTCAATGTTCATTATATGCCAAGAAAATATGCGAATAGTAATACAATAATCAAAGAAGTTATTGAATCAAAATTTGATGATGCATATCCGATTGAGGCATATGTAGAATCATTTGATGGATATGGAGAAAATCCAACACTACTATCTAAGTTTGGTATTCAGGCTACAAATGAATTAACACTTACTATATCAAGAGATAGATTTGAAACTTACATTTCACCTCTAATGAAAAATGAGGCAGATGTTAGATTATCAACTCGACCCAAAGAAGGAGATTTAATCTATTTCCCACTTGGTGATCGTTTATTTGAAATCAAATATGTTGAACATGAACAACCATTTTATCAATTAAAGAAAACATACGTATATACACTTCGTTGTGAACTCTTCCAATATGAGGATGAAGTCATTGATACAGGTGTTGATGCAATCGACGATACACTCGCAGCAACAGAAGGAACTGATGGTGAAGATTTCATCATAGGTGGAACACAAGTATTAACTTTGGTTGGATCGGCAGTTCAGGCAACAGCAGAAACAACTATTATAAATGGTGGTATTCAATTTATTGATATCACAAATCGTGGACGTAATTATACATTCGCTCCAAGAGTTGCCATATCATCGGCACCAACAGGTGGTGTAACAGGTATTGCAACTGCAAATCTTCGTGGTGGTATTGTTGTTTGCACAGGTGCTGCTGATGTTGGTAATCAAACAGCGAGTGTTGTACAAAGTATTAATCTAGTAAATCCCGGATCAGGATATACAACAGGCCCTGATATTCAAATATTTGGTGATGGTGTGGGTGCAGCTGCAACTGCAGGAATGGCAAATGGAACAATCGGTATTGTAACGATAACAGGTGGTGGTTCTGGATATTCAACTACACCGACAATCACATTTACAGGATTATCAACAGTGTCCGCTGCTGCAACTGCAATCGTATCTACAGCAGGAACAATTAGTGCTATCCATATTACGAACGCTGGTGCTGGTTATACAGTCGTACCAACCATTGCAATCGCTTCTCCAGCAGCTAGTGATGCTGTGGGCAACTTCCAGTTTAATGAAGTCATAACTGGTGGAACAAGTGGTGCAACTGCAAGAGTAAGAGATTGGAATAGTGTCACAAGTGAACTTAAGATATCAAATGTAGAAGGGATATTCATACAGAAAGAGACAGTAACTGGTGGAACATCTGGTGCAGTTCATATGATAAGACTTATTGATCTAACTAATTTTGATGATGGATTTGGTGATAATGATAACTTTGAAACTGAAGCAGATTCAATATTAGACTTCTCAGAGGGTAATCCCTTTGGTCAACCATAAATAACTTGGTATAGGTATAAAAATGTTTGAGTATTTTTACAACGAAATATTTAGAAAGACAATAATTTCTTTTGGTACATTGTTTAATGATATTTCTATTAAGCATGCGGATTCTGATGGAAATCTTTCAGTTACGAAAGTTCCATTGGCATATGGGCCTATCGGAAAGTTTCTAGCAAGATTAGAACAGTCACCTAATTTAAATAAATCAGTTGCAATGACATTGCCAAGAATGTCATTTGAATTTATGGGTTTGACATATGACCCGTCAAGAAAGGTAACAACCACACAACAAATCACAGTCAAAGATCCTGATAGTGATACAAGCACTAAAAAGGTTTTCATGCCTGTGCCATATAATATGCAGTTTGAACTTAATGTGATGTGCAAACTAAATGACGATGCTCTACAAATTGTCGAACAAATATTACCATTCTTTCAACCATCATATAATTTAACTGTAAATCTTGTATCAGAAATAAATGAAAAGAGAGATATACCTGTTGTATTAGAAAACGTTTCATTTCAAGATGAATACGAAGGTGATTTTACTTCAAGAAGAGTTTTATATTACACACTAAGATTTACTGCAAAGACATACTTATTTGGCCCTGTGTCATCTGCAACCTCAGATATTGTCAAATCTGTATCTGTTCGTTATCTTGCTGGTGGTTCAAAGAGTACAGAAAGAGATGTTACATACTCTATCAAACCAAGAGCTATCAAGGATTATACTGGTGATATTGTCACAAATCTTGCAGAAGATATTGATGCAACAACAAGGACATTTGAGGTTGATAGCACTACAGGTATTAAAGATGAATTCTATATTGTTATAGATAATGAAGAAATGTTAGTTAAATCTGTATCTGCATCCACCAGTAAAATTACTGTTGATAGAGGAAAAGATTCTACACTCGCTACATCACACGTTAGAGGAACAGACATTAAAGGCATTGATTACACTAATACTTCAGATGGAGAGGGTGTTGATAGTGCTGTCATTCCGATGGGTGATGACTTTGGATTTAGTGGTACTATCACATGAAAACATCAAAATTTGACGACCTGAATGATACATTCAACGTAGAAACAGATATAGTTCCTGCAGAAGTATCAGAAGTTCAAAAGAAGGAAGTCAAAGCAAATGATGATCATATTCAAAAAGATTACGAATATACAAGAGGTAATTTATACAGTATTATAGAGAAAGGACAAGAGGCGATAAACGGAATATTAGAATTAGCACAAGATAGTGAAATGCCAAGAGCATATGAAGTTGCTGGTCAGTTAATAAAAAGCGTCTCTGATGCAACTGATAAGTTAATGGATCTTCAGAAAAAATTAAAAGATGTTAATAAAGAAGAAGAAGCAAAAGGCCCATCAACAGTTAATAATGCATTGTTTGTAGGATCAACATCAGAGTTATCAAAGATATTAAAGTCTGGACTTAACAAAGAGAATAAATAAATCAGGGAGAGGAATCCCGAAGTAATATTTTACTCATAAAATGTCGGAAAAATTACCGTCTTATGAAGACTTCATTATTGATGAAAGCAGTCTTCCATCAGTGGACGAACTTATTGAGAATAACTTACCTTCAGTGGACGATTTTATCGAACCACCAAGACCGGAAGAAGAGATAGCAGATATATTAAGAGTTGGTGCGGGTAATACAGCATATGAAGATACTGCTCCATGTTCTGTCGAGGAGTCACAAGATTTAACTGAGATAATACGTCTGATAAGTGACGTAAGAAAAGATATACCAGATATACCAGAAATAAAATATTATGATGATGAATTAAAATCGATACTTGAAAGGATAGAAGGAATACCAGAAATAAAATACTATGACAAAGATATAGAAGCTGTCTGTCAACAGATAGATTATGTAAAGGAAGAAATAAAAGAATTACCAGAACCAAAATATTATGATGATCAAGTTGCATCTATAGAAGATCGTCTAAGTTCTCTTCAGGAGGATTTAATTAATATTCCTGAAGTCAGGCACTATGAAAAAGAAATAGTAGAGATATGTAAACAAATTGATCAAGTCAGATCTGAAATACCAGAGTTTCCTAAGTGGGTAAATGAGGTAAATGAAGTTCCTGATTTTTCATGGATAGGAAAAACATTCAGTGTGATTGATGATGATTTTGTAAAGGTTAGTGATAGGTTTAATTCAATCAAAGATCAAATTGATTTAGAAGTTCAAAATATTGAAGAATCAATTGAAACAAAAGATTTTGAAAGCCGTGTCGAAATTGATAAGGTAAGCACAACATTACAAGAGACAAAAGAAAAGATACTCAAAGAAATAAAAGAGACTGTCATTCGAGTATGGGATCATCATCATGAATTTAAAAATGATGATCGATTACTTAAGAAACAAATATTAAGTCAGTTCAATAATCTTAAACAAAGAGTTGATGAAGAGGTAAAAAACTTTAATCTTAAAAACACAGAAGCAAAAGATTTATCAAAAGGATACTTTGATGAACTAGCTGATGAAATATCCAATTTACCAAAACCAAAATACTATGATGAGAATATACGTTCTTTAAGTAAAGATATTAAGAAATTAAATAATCATCATGATTATAATACTACAAATATAACTGATTTATATCAAATTGTTGAAGAGTTAAAAGGTAAGCAAGAGGTATTAAAAGAAGAATTAAATGAGCAAGGAACTTTACTTGCAGATCCACCTGATGTAAAAAATAATGATCCATTAACACCAATAGATCAGAATTTTATTACCGTAGATCAATTACAAAAACATTACAAGTTATTTGTAGAAAGAGTTCAATATCAACTTGCATCAATAGGTGGTGGTGGTGCAGGTTTCATAAGAGATCTTGATGATGTTACTTTTGACAGTTCTCTTGGTATAAATCAAGTTCTTGTTTATGAGGATTCATCTCAAAAATGGGTTGGTATTGCAAGCACATCTCTTATTAATGTTGTTACTGGTGATTTGGATGTTAGTGGAAATATATCTTGTGCAGGAACAATCACATATGATGATGTAACAAGTGTTGATTCGATTGGATTAGCAACTGCAAGAAGTGGTTTGGATATATGTGCTGGATCTATCACTCCTGTTATATCTCTTCAAGCTTCCACATCAACCACGGAAACAACAAGTGTATCTAATATTGATACGTTTGTTGCTGCTACATTTAGATCTGCTCAATATCAAATTCAAATAACGCAAGGATCAAACTATCATGTGACTACTTTAAATGTTTTGCATGATGGTACAAGTGTGTATTTAAATGAATTTGGTACAATAAGAACAGGTGCAGCTCTTGCATCATTTGATGCTGATATCAATTCCGGAAATGTAAGAGTCAGGGCAACTCCTACAACAGATTCATCAACTGTGTTTAAGTTATCAAAAACCCTAACTAGAGTATGAAGACTTTTAAGGAATTCATACAAGAACAACCAACAATGTCTGGGGGAAATCCTCAAGCATTTAGTCAGGATGCAACTGCATCAGGGCCAGTTGCTGGATATGATAAAAGATTATTTCCGGGAGATGAAGACTTGTTATCACAAGATT